TATGGCATCAACATACACACCATTAGGTGTAGAACTTCAAGCAACTGGTGAAAATGCCGGTACATGGGGAACAAAAACTAATACAAATTTACAACTCATAGAACAAATAACTGGTGGGTATATTCAAAAATCTATAGCAGGTGGTGCACAAACCACAGCTTTAGCTGTTAGTGATGGATCATTAAACGCAGAACTTGCACACAGAATGATCGAATTTACAGGATCGATTACTGGAAATCAAATTGTTACAATACCTTTAGATGTTCAAACTTTTTATATTTTAAAAAATTCAACTTCAGGTGCGTATACTGTTCAGTTTAAATATGCATCAGGATCTGGTTCTACATTTACTTTTGCAGCTACAGCTAAAAAAACAGCTATTGTTCAAGCGTGTGCTGATGATGGAACTAATCCAAACATAGTAGAAATCCAAACAGGTGGAGATGTTGTTGACGATACATCACCACAATTAGGGGGAGATCTAGATACCAATAGTTTTAATATTTCATTTGATGATGCTCACGGTATTACAGATGAAAATGGAAACGAACAAATAATTTTTCAAACAACTTCATCTGCAGTAAACCAATTTGATATTACAAACGCTGCAACAGGTAATGCACCTAGCATATCCGCAACAGGTGGAGATTCTAATATAGATGTAGCTATTATTCCAAAAGGAACTGGTGAAACTAAAATTGGAACAGGAGCTGCAACAGCAACTCTTACTTCAAGTGGTGCATACGATTTAACTTTAGATACAAATAGCGGAACAAACTCAGGTACAATTACAATTACAGATGGTGCAAATGGAAACATTACAGCTACACCAAATGGAACTGGTGAAGTAGTTGTTGGTGGTAACACAAACCCAGGTACTCTTGTTCTTAACTGTGAATCCAATTCACACGGTATTAAACTACAGTCACCTGCGCATAGCAGTGGACAGAGCTACACACTTAAATTTCCAACAGGAAATGTAACAGCAGATAGATTTTTAAAAGTAGCATCAGTATCTGGTTCAGGTACAACAGGTATTGGTCAATTATCTTTTGCAGAAGTATCTGGTGGTACATCATGGCAAGCAGTTAAAACATCTAGTTTTACAGCTTCAGCTGGTGAAGGTTATTTTGTAAACACTACAAGTGGAGTTATAACAATGACTTTACCTGCAGGCACAATAGGTGATGAAGTTGTATTTATTGATTACGCAGGCACATTTGATTCTAACACATTTACAATCGCTGCAGATGGTTCAGAAAAAATTAATGGTTCAACAGATAATTTAACAGTTTCAGTAGAAAGGGCAGCTAATACTTTAGTTTATACAGATGGAACTCAAGGCTGGCTGTTAAAGAATAAATAATCATGGCTACATATAAAGAGAAAGTTGGAACTTCGGTTGTCAACTTTGCTGGAAACTATCCAGGTGCCGTGGAAGGTGAGCTATGGTACGATAGTACTAACAAAGATTTCAAATATAATTATCCAAATGTAACATCAGCTGGTTCGTGGAGGACTGGTAATAACATGAATACAGAAAGATTTGAAACAGCAGGTGCAGGAACTCAAACGCAAGCTCTAGCATTTGGAGGAGATACTCCTCCTGGACCAAATACAGCAAACACTGAACAATACGATGGCACGTCTTGGACAGAAGTTAACGATTTAAATACAGCTAGAAAACAAATGGCTGGAGCTGGAACTTATACTTCAGCTATAGCTTCAGCTGGACAAGATCCATCTGCTATAACAGGAGTTGTAGAAACTTGGAATGGCACAAATTGGACAGAAACCACTGATGTAAATACTGCAAGACAATTACTTGCAGGTTCTGGAACAGATTATGAAGCGGCTTTAATTTTTGGAGGAAACACATCACCAGGAGCTAGACAAGCAATTACAGAATTATGGAATGGTAGCAATTGGACAGAGGTAGGAGACTTAAATACTGCAAGAAGACAATTAGGTGGGATAGGTACAGAAACATCTGCTTTAGCTTTTGGTGGAGAAGACCCAGGAAATGCGTCGTTAGCTATAAATGAATCATGGAATGGAACTAATTGGACAGAAGTTGCAGATTTAAATACTGCAAGAAGAGATTTTACAGGAGCTGGAGCAGATAATACATCAGCAATAGCTTTTGGTGGAACAACTGGTTCAAACCAAGCTATAACAGAACTTTGGAATGGTTCAAGTTGGGCTGAACAAAATGATTTAGCTACGGCTAGATCTGTTTTGGGAGGAGCGGGAAATGTTACAGCTGGATTAGCTTTTGGTGGAAGTCCCTCATCTGCATCAACAGAAGAATGGACAGGTGCAGGTGCACCAATTGGTGCTTGGTCTACGGGCACTTCTATAAATACTGCTAGATATGGTGGTGCCGCTTCAGGAATATATACGGCTGCATTACTTGCTGGTGGTGAGCACACTGCTAAAGTTGCTCTAACTGAATCTTGGGATGGAACTTCTTGGACTGAAGTTAATGATTTAAACCTTGCAAGAGTTTTATTGGGATCATCATCTAATGCTCCTTATACAGCTTCATTAGCTTTTGGAGGAGCAGGTCCAAGCCCAACACAAGCACAAACAGAACTTTGGAATGGAACTAACTGGACTGAAGTTAATGATTTAAACACAGGAAGAAGACAAGTATCAGGTATAGGAATATCAACTGCAGCATTAGCTACAAATGGATATACTACTACAGCACTTAATTTAAATGAATCTTGGAATGGAACTAACTGGACTGAAACAACAGATTTAAACACATCAAAAACTTATAGAGTTGGTGCAGGAACTCAAACAGCTGGAATTGTTGCTGGAGGATTACCAACAGGAGGAAATACTGAAACTTGGAATGGATCAAATTGGACAGAAGAAAATGATATGACCACAGGTAGATATGCTCATGCAGGTGGTGGAACTCAAACGGCTCTTTTAGTTTATGGCGGTGATCCAGTTACTGCAAAAACAGAAGATTGGAATGGATCATCATGGGCAGAAGTAGCAGACTTAAATACTGCTAGAGCATTATATGGACAAGGAACAGGAACAACAGCAAATAATTTATGTATTGCTGGTAATATACCAGGTTCAGCAGTTACAACAGTTGAAGAATGGTCTGTACCTTCGAACACAATTAAGGTATTAACTGATTAATAAAAGGAGAAAACTATGGCAAAAACATATC